GGTGCTTCGTCTCATCTCTCGCCGAAGATGGCAGGAGAACATCCGTATTGCGGACTTCGAATTTGCGGCAGAGGCGTCAATGGTGGGCCAGAACGGTACGATTGCGGTCGAATTAACGAGAGAGCAATCGGGTCAACTCGTCATCGGCCAGCAGGCTTACCGATATCAGCTTGTACACGTTGCCGCGACTGGCGGAGTCACGCTTATCCAAGAGGGTTGGGCGGACATCAATAATGTGATGGATGTGCCGGAGTGAAAATGGATACGAATCTGATTCGACGCGCGGGAGTCAAGCGGCAAACGTCGCCCGAAAAGTTCCTCGGGTCCACGATCATTCCGTTTGATCACGTCGGGAAGGATAAGCGATACCTTCCAAAATTCGACCGCCGTACGGCCTTGAGCCTGTACTATGGCATCGTGGCCACCGCCATTCAACTGAACGCGAAGGTTGCCGCGCGTACGCCCTTGCGCCTGTACATAGATGAACAGTACAACGAAATGGGGTATCAGACGCGAAAGGTGTCTCCGCGGGTCAAGCGTTACTTGTGCGGGGAGCTACCGGACACGCCATGGAAAGATGATAAGGGCTTTTCGATTGTGCCGAACAATCTGCCCCATTCCTTCATCAGCCGAAAGGCGATGGAGTGGAGAGACAACTTGGCCGAGGTTACCGACCCGTCACATCCCGTGCTTCGCATCCTTTCTAGCTACCGGGATACAATGGAGCGTTTCATTCAATTGCAGATCAGCGGGGATATGTTCACAACCTGTTGGTGCAGCGAAGACACCGGGCACCCCGTTAAGCTGTTTGTGATGAAGTCGCATCGCGTATGGGCCTTGCCGTCTCTCGAGGATGGCCCAACTGAGCTTCTGCGTGGATGGCAGTACGGCAGGAATCAGGATGTGGAGCATTTCTTTGAGCTTGACGAAGTTGGGCACGCACAGTTTCCACATCCGGACGATGATTACTTGGGAATGGGATTGATTGAGGCGAACTACCCGTACATCAAAATGGCCGAGAGCCAAGACCTGATGGACCTGGCCCTGTGGCAGAACAACTGCCGCATGGACGGCATGTTGGTCATCGACGGTACCATTCCTGACGCGGAGGCGGAGCGAATCAAGGATGAGATCCAAGGGAACCACATGGGGCCGCAGAACGCCGGCAAGATGATTTTCATGCGCGGTGCCAATAAGGCGACCTGGGTTCCTTTCCAGTTTCGGCCGAAAGACATGGCGGGCCGCGAAGAGTTGATGGAGAAGCTCGCGTTTGGCCTGGGCATCAGCCTGACCATGATCAAGGCTACCGAGGCGAATTACAGCAACTATTCTCAGGGTGCACTCTCACACCTGAACAACACCGTCATTCCGATGCTTCGCGTCGATGAAGAATGGCTGAATGAATGGCTCCTTGAACAGTACGACATCGGCCATGGTATGACGTTGAGAGACGTTGCCTTCCTGGCATATGACAATCCGGTTGGAGAGGATCGTTTGGCGGAAGCCAATCTGCGAATCAGTAAGGTTAACGCGGGATTAATGACGATTAACACGGCTGCGGATGAAGAGGGTCTGCCGCATGTAGAGGGTGGTGATATACCACGCTTCAACGGTGTTCCGCTTAACCTGATCGGGAGAACGCAAACGGAGGCCGGGACGGTTCAGCCCGTGTCCGGGTACTCGCTTTCGGGGCAATCGCTGCAGCCGATCAAAGATGCAGTGGTCGAGGCGGTGAAGGGTGTCAAGATCAGGGACCGGAAGAACAAGTCGGTCGATATCTCTGGCATTTTGGCGGCGGTCGACAAGCTAAGCGCGCAAGTCAAGGCGCTTGCGGATAAGTTGGATCAGCCCAAAGAGGCAGAGTCTAAAAAAGAAACCAGCACAGAGCTTGCCGAAATCATCGCCGACTATCTGACCGACTGTCGGCAGGCGGCAATCGACGCACTGGCTGGGCTCGCCGTGGAGAAATCCAAGCCAAGTATCGCAACCAAAGAATGGACGTACCCCGATCTTGCCAAAGCGATTAACGAGTTGACCGAGCAGCTTCGGGGAGAAATCGCCGACACGATCAAAGGCATTCTCCATGCGTCGGCGATTGAGGCGTTGGTTGAATTGAAGATTGATCCCGAAGTGTTCAGCGTTACGAATCCTCACGTTGTCGAGTTCATGAATAACTACGTCGTTCGGCTCGCGACAGAGCTAGGCGAGAGGGTTGAAAACGAATTGAGCCAGGCAATTGCAAACGGCCTTGAGGCCGGCGAAAACATCCGCGAACTCGAAAAACGAATTAACGAAACGCCGGGCTTTGATGATCAGGGCATTGCGGATCGAGCAAATATGATTGCTCGCACGGAATCAGCCAGAGCACTTGAAGAGGGGCAGATTCAGGGCTGGCGATTGTCGGGAGTAGTGGAAGGCAAGGAATGGTTGCTGTCGGCCAACTCCTGCTGGATCTGTAAGGAGCTTGCGAAGCGCTGCAACCAGGAAACGATGCCCCTGGATGGAGTCATTGCCTACAGGGGCGAGACGATCACCGGGCCCGGTGGCGAGACGTACACGTTCACGTATGAGGACATTCGCCGACCGCCGGCACATCCGCATTGCGAGTGTGATTTAGTTCCGAAAGTGAGGGCTTCCAATGCCTGAGTTTGCTATCAAGAAACGGGTCAACAAAGTCTTCGGATTCCCGGTCATGCCGGATGTGGGCGAAGCCGGAGACAGCTTTACGTGTGTTATGTCGGCCGAGACGGTTGACCGAGAAGGCGAAGTTCTGGTCCCAGATGGTTGTGACGTGAGGCACTATCAGAACCCGGTATTCTTCGACCACGACACAACCAAGCTTATCGGCGTGTGCCAGGGCATTGAGCGGCCGAAGGGCGAGCCGAAGCGTTTGGTGGCAACAGTCAAGCTATTGCCGGAGCCCGTTTACTCGCAAGAGGTCGAGACGGCTCGGAACATTTTGCGGTACGCCGTCCCTCTTGGCCTGAAGCCGGGCATTTCGGTCGGCTTCATTCGACACGAGACGCGCAAGGCCAATCAGCACGACCGGGAAAAGTACGGGGCTGACGTGAAGCAGGTCACCAGCAAATGGGAACTGCTGGAAATCAGCCTGGCTCTGGTGCAGTGCAATAGGGATGCAATCATTACCGGGGTCAATAAGGGCTATTTCTCCGAAGCCGGCCTGAAGTCGCTCGGCATCGAGGTTCCCCGTCGAAAGGTCGTTGTCGAGGCATGGAGACCGGCCCGTCGGCCGGTCAAGCGGCTGGACGTTGCGGCGGTCATTGAGAGAGAACTACAGAGACTCACCTGCCGTATCCGATGACATGATGTGACACCGGATGGTCACGAGCCCAGCCAGCGCCCGCCCCGGGCAGGTACTCGTGTCCGAGCCGAAAGCAGATTCCCTGTTTCATTTTGCAAAGGACAAGTACCCATGAACGTTTTGCTTTTTGTAGTGCTGTTTGGCCTGGCCGTTAAGTTCATTCTCCGGCCGGGAATCGTCGCCGACGAGTTCGTCAAGAAATTCGAGATCAAGACCAAGGAAGAGCTTGCCGCGGCGTACAAGGCCTATTGCTCCATCGATGGGAACAAGGTCACCGACGCGGACGGCAATGAGCTTCAGATCGAGGAAATCGAACTGAAGACTGCGAAGGCGGAGGATGAGGAAGAGAAAGAGGCAGATGAGGAAGAGGAAGAAGACGCCGAAGAGAAGCGGATTCAGATGATCGTGCGGAAGGCATTTGAGAAGGCCCAGAAGTCGGCGCCTATTCGCAAGCCTGGCACGCCTGTCCATCGCCACGCGCCGGCGATCAAGCACCAGCGATTCCTGCCGAAAGCGTCGAAGGTGTTCAAGGGTCGCGGCGATGAGGCTTATGAAAAAGCCTACGAGTTCGGCAAGGTAATCAAGCACTTCATCCAGCACAAGGGTGCCATGCCGGACGATGCCGGCGTGAAGGCCATCCTGGATGGCACGGGCTCTGTCACCTACAGCCAGGACGGCACTTTGCCGATTGGCATGGCCAACGAAATCTTGGCCTACACGCATGACGTGTCTGTGGTGCGCCGTCTGGCTCGCGTTGTTCCGATGCCAACGCTGGTCTACAGCATGTTGGCGCGGATCAACTATTCGTCCGCGTCGTTTTTCCGTGACGCGAATATCGGAGGATTGGGCGCGGGAACGAATCAGATCATTCCGAGATTCACGTCGAGTCCCTACGGCGAGAATAGTGTTACCGAGCCGTCCAGCCTGTTCGTGCCGATCACCTTCACGGCGAAGGAAATCGGCGACATCGTTCCGATTACGAAGGCGTTTTCCGATGACTCGATTGCGGCCATGGGTGCCGCCGTCGCGGATGACATGGCCATCGCCCTTGCGACTCGCGAGAGCTACGCCGGCCTGCTCGGCACCGGCGCTGCCGATGGCACCGATGGCGGAATCATTGGCCTGCTGCACAGGCTGCCCGCCGGTAGCCTGAAGGAGGCACCGGCTGGCAGTGATGAGTCCTGGACGGTGGACGCGACCACCTACGCATCATGGCTCAGTGCTCTGCAAAACCTGATGGCGTCAGTCGAGTGGATCGAAGGCGGTGAACAGCCCAAGTGGCTCTGCTCGCATGCGTTCTACTACGCGGTCATGCAGCCGGTCATGCGACTGATGGGCGGCACGCAGGCGCAGCAGATGGCTGAAGGAACGGCGCAGAAGTTCGAGGGCTTTGATGTCGAACTGTGCAACCTGATGCCGCGCGTGCCTGGTCCCGGGAAAATCCTGTGCGTGTTCGGCAAGTTTGATCATGCAATGTTCCTCGGCGACCGCCAGTCGGTCGAGGTCAGCTACTCGTCCGATGCGACGATTCCGAACGGGAACGGCACGCTCAATTTGTGGGCGAGCAACTCCATCGGTATCCGCGCTATCGAGCGGGTTGACTTCCAGTTCATCGACCGCGGCTTGGGTTCGGAGACCACCTGCGGTGTCGTGGCTGGCTTGCAGGCTCCCGAGCCCGAGCCCGAGCAGAGCAGCTGATCGGGCAGCTAATCGGCACTGGTAATGATTCTCTCGGCTCCCGTGGGGTTCGGTTCTCCGGCCTCACGGGAGCGTGTTGGAGTCACATCATGCGAGTGAAGTTCATTAGGCCGTATCGTCAGTACAGGGCCGGGGACCGAATCAACGTCGACCGGATAACCGGCATGGGCCTTATCGCTGCCGCCCTAGCCCTGCCTGATGAGTATCGGAAAAACAAGTCGCTGAGTGGCAAGGTCGTCGAAAAGAAGGGGTGAGCTCGTGGCCAGCCCGGAACTGTCCGCGAATGCACTCGTGACGCTTGAAGAGCAGAAGCGGTACCAACACGTACCGGTTGTGCAGACGCTCTACGATGACATCCTTATCGAACTGATTAACGAGTGCAGCGATGACATCATTCAGCGACTCGGGTTCTCGCCCGGCCAGGTGACGCAGTACACCGAGACCTACATGGGTCAGAACACGCGAGAGATTACCTTGCGTCACTATCCCGTAGTGTCCATTCAGTCGATTTCGATCAACGGCGTTGCGTTTGACGCGGATGATTTTGAAGTCGATGCGACAAGGGGCACTGTCCGTATTCCCTGGAATTCGCCGATCAAGTTTTCGTATGGCTACACGAGCGGCGACCACAACATTTCCGTGAACTATACGGCTGGTCTGTCTGCGGTTCCCGCGAGCATCAAGGCGTTGTGCAAGCAGTACGTCAAGGGCGTTTTCGATCTGCGGTCGAAAGATTCGAACATGACTACTGCCCAGCAGATGGTAGAGCGGGCTCATCTGCGTGACGACATCTATGAGCAGTTGGAGCGATACCGGAGGGTGATCATCACATGAGTACGGTTGTCGATGATCTGTACGGCGTGGTCAAGGGCACGGTTAGGCTGTTGCTGGCTGACAACCGTATTGCACAGATCGTCGGCGCGAACGTAGTCGAGCATATCGAGCCGGAGCACAAGTACAACAGCCCGATCATCCTCGTACACATCCCGGCTGGCGAGGACAAGGCCCGCCGCGGGATGGATAACACCTACTACCTGCTTGACCCGACGATGGTCATCGAGTTTTACGTGCCGTGGAGCTTGGGCGAGGAAACCGTTATCGCATTGGCTTCGCGGGCCTTCGAGTTGATTAGCGAAGGCTTCGCGGTCGGAGAAAAGAAGGCGAGCTTCATCAATCGAAACATCGGCACACACGAGCTTGTAAGGGATGACTCTGGTACTCGTTGGAAGCTTGTGCAGCGGTGGGGAGTGCGGGTTGTATGAGCGCTAATGAACTGGTTGACAAGTACCGCCGTCAACTCAAAGAGGCACTCTTAGCCAGCGGCGCCGACTTGCAGGCAGAGGCAAAACGCGAATTGTCGAAACCCGGCCGAGGTGTGTTCTACGACCGAAAGAACATGCGTAATCGGTCGAGTAAGCCGGGCGACCCGCCAGCGGTTCAGACCGGACACGGCCGGCGGTCTGTTCAGGTTGACAACTCGCGGATCAATCAATTTGAAGTTCGGGTCGGAACGAATCTCAAATATATGGCACACCACGAAACGCATGGTCGGCCGTGGTTACTGCCGTCGTTGATGCGAGTTAAGGAACGCATTCGGGCTCGATTTGCGGCCCTACGGAGACGCTGATATGTCAGAAATCATGACCACACACGAAGGCGCCGTGTCGCTTCCCGGTGTGTCGATGCAAACATGGGACTTTGAGGCGAACGAGACAATTCAGACTCAAGATTTCAATGTGCTCAATTCCCGGTTTCAGCAATCGCGGCAAGGCGCCATTCAGTGGAGCGGCTCTTGCCGTTGCAGTTTGGCGCCGGCCGGTGCGTTGAATGTTGGGCCGTTCGCCAAGTTGTTTGACCTGGCGGCGGCTTCCGATGATGTCACATCCGCACCGCCGAACCTGTTCCCGGTCGGCTACGAGCTTGTTTTGGCTCAGGCCGTGCGCAATTACATTGCGCCACCAGCGGATACTGGTCCGGCCGTTGTTGCGAGCGTTGGGCTCAAGGTGTCGAGTACGTTTCGATTGTTGGGCTTTGCCGATCCTGCTTCGTTTCCGCTGGACAACACGGTATGGAACAAGCAGCGGTTTAATCTCAAGGCGTGGTTGACCGACGCGGCGAATATCACTTTCGACGCGATTATCCAGGCATTGAATGCTCGGCTGGTTGACGGCGTTGTCGACGTGGAAATCAGTGGCCGAAACAGTGGCGATATTGTCAGCAGTTCAACGGCCTTGATTGATCCGGCATCCCTTGGCGGGGCGGCAACGTTTACGTTCGCGTCGGGTAAGACTGTCTCGGGCGACATCCTGTTTACCGAAGTGTCGATAACTCGCGATGCCAGCCGGTGCGATGTGTCGTTACGGTGGGTGAACAAGGGCGCAATGACAGTAGTCTGGGGCGAACTCTAAAATGTCTTCTCCGTTTGTCTCACATTCGCAATCCGTTGTAACCACCGCGCTAAGCTTGTACGCGAGTGAGGCAACGGCAGAAGAGCATTTCGATTTGGAGGGTGAGTGTATTGACGTTGCAACGGGATACGAGCTATCTGTCCCGTCAACTCGGTGGTGGTCTGGCACGTTAGCCGGCTTGGCGAATATTGGCGGCCTGGTTGTTGAGCCGATCCCGCACGTATGCCAGTTTTCACCGTTGGCGCCGTCGGTTGTTGCCCCGCTCATCTGGGGCGTTGAATACGAATTGACGATTTTTCAGGACATTATCTCGTTTCCCATTTTCAACGCCAACCCGTCAGTGCCTACGATCATCGGGCATGTAGTCGATGGGGTGTCGGCTCGATGGAGGTATCGCGGGTTTGCGGCCGATTCGGGCAGACCCTTGGACGATACGTTGCTGGCCAACCTGCGATGGCAAGCGGATTGGTATTTGGATTCAGGAAACAAGATCGAAACGATTGCTATCGCTGAAAGCCTTCGGCATCGTGTGGGCGACGGCGTAGTTGAGATCGAAATGTCTGGTCGTATCGGCGGGTGGTTTGATGTGTCGGCGATTGGAGTCAGCCGCGGCTTAGTGCAGGTCAATATTCGAATGTTACCCCCAAAAAGAATTTACGGAAATGTGGTGTTGCCGCGTATATCGCTGCGCCGCAATTGTGGTTCGTTACGGGTGTCTGCGGATTGGGTTAATGAGCGTGCCATGAATGTGGCATGGGTGTAG